AACGACTAGCGCAGGACAACTGGCTCTTTTTTGAGTTCTTCCTGTCCTGCGAGCTTGGCATGACAGTCAGCCGCCTACGGAGTGAGCTGACTGATGCCGAGTTTGTCTACTACGCTGCCTACTTTGAGGTAAAGGGCGAGAGAGAGAAAAGGGAGATGGAACGCGCCAAGATGAAGCGTCGGTAAGATCTAGGTATTGATAGGCAGCGGCAGTGGCACAGTCGTCGGTACAGCTAATTGTCGACGCGACTAAGGCGCTAACTCCGCTCAGGCAAACTGAACAGGCGACCCGCAAGCTAGAAGGGGCAGTAAGGGACGCTAATGGAAGACTGCGAGACGCAAAAGGTCGTTTTATCGGGATGGGCGCTGGAGCCCAGCAGGCAAAGAAAGGCGTAGATGGCTTAGCTGGTGCGCTAGGGAAACTTGGAGCCGCAATCTCTGTTATTGGAATTGGCAAGTTTGTCTTCTTTAAGACGGCAGAGCTTCAAACACAAACAAGAAGCCTTAAAGTCTTGACCGGCTCGCTTGAGACCGCAAAAGGCATTATCGCTGAGCTGCAAGAATTTGGGAATGTAACGCCATTCACCAGCGCAGAGCTAATCGAAACAGCAAAGCGCCTTAAAGCATTTGGGTTTGAAACAGAAAAGATCGTTGAAGTTACAAAACGGCTCTCTGACATCGCTGGCGCTACTGGCGCTGACCTCGGAGGCATTGCTACTGCCTTTGGTCAGATTCAGGCAAAAGGTCGCTTGCAGGGCGAGGAACTGCTACAGCTCCAGGAGCGCGGCGTTGATCTCCAAGGAACTTTGCGGGAAGCCTATGGATTAACGGCGGAGGAGTTTCAGAAGGCGCTAGCTGCAGGGCGCATCGGCGCTGATGCCGTTAACTTTGCCCTGGAAAAATTAACTGAGACAGGTGGCAAGTATGCAGAGGGCGCTTTTGCGCAAAGCGATACCCTCAGCGGCAAGCTAAGCACTCTGCAGGACAACGTTGACAATCTTGCCAGGGTCTTTGGCGAGACAATGGCACCGGCACTCGCAAGCATTATTGACGATATTACAGCGATGGTTAACACCTTCGTGAAGGGTCTTCAGTATATGCAGACCGCATACAACGACTTTATGAGAAGTCTGCGGTCAACAACAATCACTGATGTCCAGAAGGATATTAAAGGTCTTAACGATCGAATTGCTAACCAGCAAAGGCAATTAAGTCTTGTTAATGAGGCTGCCCCTGGCGGTGTTGCAGCTGCCAAAGGCTTCCGAGAAACGATTGCACAGCTCCGATCCATGAGAATGGATCTTGAGGCAGAGCTAGCCAGGTTAACTGGCACTACCCTTTTTATGCCGAAAGCTATTACTTTTAAAGCGTCAGGTGCAGGCGATAGAGATGCGCCACCTGCTTTGGGAGCGGGTACACAATCTAAAGACAAAGGCAAGAGTAGGACACGCGAAAGTCGCATCCCTCAGCTTGAGCGTGAACTCGGGTTGATTCGCTCGCAAGAAGCTTTACAGGCAAGGATTGCTGAAGCAGAAATCGCTAAAAACCAAGGAGAGGTTATCCGTCTTAATGGCATTCAACGCGGCGTAGAGCTGCTTCACGAGGCTGCCGCGATTCAAGCCAGCGATGTGCCGCAGGCAGAGAAAAAACTACAGCTAGCAGCCGTCGAGGAAAAACTTAACCAGAGCAAATACCAGACGCTGAAAGAACTTGCTGCTCTTGATCTTCAGCAACGGCAGACAGGAATTGATCGCCTGCAAGATTTAAACGATGAGCAGGAGCTGCTCCAGGCAAGGCTGAATGGCAATGAAGCCGAGGTAATTCTTAAGCAGCAGATCCGGGACATCATGAAAGACACCAAGGGGTTGTCTGAGGCTGATATCAAGAACAAGCTTGAATCAATAAACGCAACCAAGAAGCAAGTCGCAGACGCACAACGCCTTGAGCAAATCTATGGGCAGCTTGGACAGACCATCGCAACCGGCGTAGTTGACATGCTTACGGCTGCCATGGACAAAACCAAGTCGCTGGCAGAAGTCGCCTCCAACATGCTCCGCAACCTGGCGAACCAGCTTCTGCAAGTCGCAGTCAATACTGCCCTGTTCAGCCTGTTCCCGGGCTCAAAGCTGTTCAAGGCGCTGCCGCGTTTTGCTGATGGCGGCAGTATCTCCGGCGGCAAGCCTGCAATCGTTGGCGAGCGCGGTCCTGAGCTGTTCATGCCAGGGCGCAGCGGCAGCATCATCCCCAACAGCGCAATGGGCGGTGCCAACATCGTCGTTAACGTGGACGCCAAAGGAACTCAAGCCCAAGGCAACCAACCAAACTCCGCTGCCCTGGGGCGTGCCATTGGTGCTGCAGTGCAGGCAGAATTGATTAAGCAGAAGCGTCCCGGAGGCTTGTTGACCTAATGGCTGCCACATCCTTCACCTGGACGCCCAGCTACGGCGCACAAGAATCCAGTCAGCCATCAATACGCGCCATCAAATTCGGTGACGGCTACGAGCAGCGTCTGGCATACGGCCTCAACACAGACCTTAAAACTTGGAGCCTAGAGTTTGGAAACGTCAGCACAGCAGAAAAGGACCAGATCACAGGTTTTCTTGAAGCCCGCCAAGGCACACAGCATTTCAACTGGACAACCCCAAACAATGTCGTCGGTTCTTTTGTTTGCCAGGAGTGGACTGTGACATCAACGGGTCCAAGTCGCTGGACGATCGGTACCGTGTTCCGTGAGGTGGTTGACCTGTGACTTCAATCGTTCCTGAGCTGCAGTCGCTTGCCCCATCGGCAATCATCGAGCTGTTCGAGCTGCATACAACCCTGGCGCTACACGGCACCGGCGAGATTTATCGCTTCCACTCCGGCGTCAACGATCGAATCTCCAACGGGGACATCGTGTGGAACGGCAATCGTTATCAGCGGTTCCCGATTGAAGTTGAAGGATTTGAGTTTAACGGAAAGCAACTGCCGCGCCCGACACTGCGCGTCTCCAACCTGTTCAGTGTCATCTCGTCAATTCTGCTGAACGTCAACGAACTGACGCCCGGCAACGATTTGATTGGCGCGAAGGTTATCCGCATCCGCACCTGCGCCCGTTATCTGGACGCGATCAATTTCGAGAACAACCAGAATCCCTACGGCATCCCTGACCCATCTGCCGAAGCGCCGCGTGAAATCTATTACGTCGATCGCAAGGTCTCAGAGAATCGCAGCATTGTTGAGTTTGAGCTTGCCGCAGCCCTGGACCTGACTAACGTCAAGCTGCCTGGCCGTCAGTGCATCAGCGGCATTTGCCAGTGGGAATATCGCGGTCCTGAGTGCGGCTACACCGGCTCGAACGTGTTCGATGAGAACGACAACCCTGGCAATCTTGTCGCTGCAACAAACTTTCCTGCTGGCACGACGACTCTAACCGCCGGGCAATCGTTGCTGTCAAACCAGTTTTTGGTGTCATCTAACGGCTGGTACAAAGCGGTAATGCAAGAGGACGGCAATTTTGTCGTCTACAGCAAGGCACTCAAAGCCGTTTGGAGCACGCTGACTTATGGCAAAGGTCTGTCAACTTTCATATATCAGGATGATGGCAACCTCGTTGTCTATGACGCCTTTAATCGTCCTACTTGGAACTCGAATACGCAGAACGTTGCTGCGATTACGGCGCTGACTTTCACGAAGTTGCTGCCAGATAAGTATCCGCGTGGTGACGAAGATGCGCTGCAGCTAGTCGCGGCACCTAATTTTCCGGCTGGCAACAGTTCGGTGGTTTCAACCGCTGCCCCGCGTACCCGCGAGTTGTGGCCGGGCGAATCGCTGACTTCCTCTAATGGCTGGTATCAACTGTTAATGCAGCGCGACGGCAACCTTGTCGTCTACAACAAAGCCAACGATCCCGTCTGGAACACGGGCACTGGGGAGCCGTCCAAAGCCGTGTTCCAAGAAGACGGCAACCTAGTGCTGTATCGCTACTCCGATGGCAAGGCGATTTGGAATGCTGGCTCGTACCTGCAGCCCACTAGCTTTACGCCAACGGCAAACTTCCCGACCGGCACAGGCATTATTCTTGCTGGCAACACCAGCGCTAGCAAACTAACCATCGGTCAGAACCTGTACTCGCCCAACGGCTGGTATCGGTTGACGATGCAAAACGACGGCAATTTGGTGCTGTATAGCAAGGGCACGATCTTCACCGGACCACCATCGCAGAATTACAACATCGCTGTCTGGAGTACCGATACCTACGGCTCTAACGCCACATATGCCCACTTTCAGGATGATGGCAACCTGGTGCTTTATACATCCAGTAATGTGCCTGTATGGAAGTCCAATAACGGTTCCTATCCACAGTATGCAGGCAAGAAATTAGTCTTGCAAAACGATGGCAACCTCGTTATTTACGGAATAGGCAGCAGCACTTCAACGACAACAGTACCGGCGCCAAATCTGCCAACTGGGACCGGCCAAATCCTGTGCTCCAACACCGAAAGCAGCAAGCTCTACAAAGGTCAAACGCTGTACTCCGAAAACGGCTGGTACAGGTTGACGATGCAGACAGATGGCAACCTTGTCATCTATGACAAAGCCGGAACGGCGGTTTGGAACACCGGGACATACAACACCGCAGCGCATTTCGCCTACTTCCAGGCTGACGGCAACCTAGTGCTCCTTGACAACACCGGAGTCACCCCAATCTGGTGGCTGAACAAGGGCAGCTATGGACAGTGGACTGGCT